ACCCCACTTAATATTAAATTAGCAGATAATCAATTTATAGAAGTAAAGAAGTACACAGCGTTGCAAATAGCTAGTGCATTTGGTATTAAACCATATCAAATAGGCGATTATGATAAGTCAAGTTATTCTAGTGCAGAAGCACAACAACTAAGTTTTTATATTGATACAATGTTATACATTATAAAGCAGTATGAAGAAGAAATAAGTTACAAATTATTATCAGAAGAAGAAGAAACAGAAAAAGGATTGTTTTTTAAATTTAATGTATCTGTAATTCTAAGAGCTGATCAAAGCACACAAATAGAAACTCTAAGCAAAGGGGTTTCTAATTTTATTTATACTCCTAATGAGGCAAGAGCCTTTTTAGATTTAGAAGCAAAAGAAGGCGGAGACAGACTTTTAGGTAATGGTGCTAGCATTCCTGTAGAATATACAGGGGCTCAATATATAAATATGGAAGGAAAGGAGGAAAAGCTATACCAATGGATCCAGAAAACAATAAAAGAAACTTTGGAGAAAGCATTGCAAAAGGCGTAATTGAAAAAAGTGCAAGTGTAGAAAATCAAGAAGTTACAGAAGCCGAGCTAAGACAAATAAACAAATTTACATTAACTCCACTTAATGCTGATGAAGTTTTTACATTTAAAATAGTAATGGGAGACAATGAAATTGACGACAGAAACTATGAACCATTTAATTTGAATGCTCTAAAAGATTTAAAGAAACTTTATGTTGGAAAAACCGTAATAAAGGATCATAGCAGAAGTGCTAATAATCAAATAGCACGAATTTATGATACTGAATTAGTACAAGATGAGCCAACTAAATTAACAGGAGCAGGAGAAATATATACAAAATTAATTGCAAAATGCTATATGGTAAAAACTGCTAGCAATGCTGACTTAATTCAAGAAATAAAAGCGGGAATAAAAAAAGAAGTGTCTACAGGTTGCAAACCTAAGCACGCTTATTGTTCTATTTGTGGTGTTGACAACACAAAAGATTATTGTTCTCATTGGTGGGGCAAAGAGTATGAGACAGTAAATGGTAAAAAACTATGTTATTTTACATTAGATGGTGCAAAAGACGCATACGAAGTATCATTTGTTGCAGTACCAGCACAACCAAGAGCAGGAACAACAAAAAACTATTGTGAAGACAAAACAAAGGAACAAAAACCAGATGAAGATATAGTACAAGATGAAAATACCGGCAACGATAATGTTGACGAGAAAGAAAAAGAAATTAATTTAGAAAAAGAGTTGAATCTTAGATGTAAGATGTTAGACTCTTTTTTATTTTTAGAAAATCAAAAAGAAAAGGAAGGTAATTAATTATGAACAAAAAAATGAGAGAATTATTAAGTAAAATAGCTCAAAAAAGAGCAGCTGCAAAGGAATTTATGAAAGATGGGGAAGGTAAAGACTTAGAAAAAGCAACAGTTTTATTGAATGAAGCTGACGAACTACAAAAAGAATTTGATTTAGAAGCAAGAATGTATGAAACAGAAAAAGAAGATAATACACCAAGTGAAGAAGAATTAAATGCAGAAAAAGGAAAAAAAGAAGAAGAAAGCAAAGAAAAGAAACTAGCTACAGGAATTAGAAATGTAATGAAAGGTACAGCTCTAAATGAAACAACAGGAACAGAGGGAGGATTTACAGTACCTCAAGATATTTCTACAACAGTTGAAGAGTTAAGATCTGCTGTTGTTTCTTTAGTAGATTTCGTAAGAACAGAAAATGTAAGTACAAATAGTGGAAGAAGAACATTTAAAACAAGAAAACAAGCAAAAGGATTTAATAAAGTTGGAGAAAAAGGAAAAATTGCACAATCTGATACACCAGATTTCTCTAAATTAGAGTATGCTATTGCAAAATATGCAGGATATTTACCTGTAACAAATGAATTACTAGAAGATAGCGACGCTAATATTTATGATTTAATTGTAAATTGGTTAGCTGATGAATCAAGAGCAACAAGAAACAATTTAATACTTGAAGCTATAAAAACAAAAGCAGCAGAAGCATTAGATGGATTAGATGGAATAAAGAAAGCTCTAAATGTAACATTAGGACAAGCATTTAAAGCAACATCAAGAATATTTACTAACGATGATGGATTACAATACTTAGATACTTTAAAAGATGATAACGGAAGATATTTATTACAACCTAATCCAAGTGATCCAGCTCAAATGAGATTAGCTGCTGGAGCAACAACAGTACCAGTAGTAGTAATTCCTAATGATGTATTAGCAACAACAGAAGGAAAAGTACCATTTATTATTGGAGATTTAAAAGAAGGCGTTGTAATATTCGATAGAAACCAAGTTAATATTATATCTTCTAGTACAGCTAGTGTAACAGGCTTTAACGCATTTGAAGAAGATATGACATTATTAAGAGCTATTGAAAGAGAAGACGTAAAAGTTAGAGACGAGGCTGCATTTGTAAACGGTTATATTACAGTTGAAGAAACAGCCTAGTAAGGAGGACTTAGCTTATGGCTGATAATGAAGTAACTACAACAACTGAAAATGAATATCCAGTAACTTTAGAAGAAGTTTGCGACAATATGGGTTATTTAGTTGATGAAGTTGAAAAGGACGAAGTTGTCAAAAGAAATATTGTTAGATTAATTAAATTTTCGGATTTATATTTAAAAGGTGCCATAGGCAATAACTATCCTAAAGAAGATGAAAGGGCTAAACAAATAGCCCTTTTAGTCATTTCTGATTTGTACGATTATAGAGATTTAGACTCTAAGAATATAAATAATACAACTAGAAAATTATTAAATGATTTAGAATGGCAACTAAAAACGGAGTTGATGAAAAATGGCGATGAACAAAGCAATTAAAATTCAAAAATTAAATGTTGATACGGAAGTATGGGAAGATTATTACTGCTGCTATGCAGAAGTAAATAAAGCAAGTGGAAGAGAATATTTTAATGCAAAAACTAATATTACAGAAAATACATTTAATTTTAAAATTAGATATATCAGTAAATTAGAAGATACTATTTTTAATACTACTCAATATAGAATTATCTATAAAAACAACACTTTCAATATTATTAATGTTGATGATAAGCAAGAAAAACATTTAAAATTAACTTTTGTTGCAGAGTGTGTAACAGTTTAGGAGTGTAAAAATGGGGATAAATAATAATATTAGTATTACACAATTATCGCCTAAAATGCAAGAAATATTAAATAGTTATGCTTCAAAAGTAAATGACAAGGTAAAAGTATTAGCAAAGGAAACCGCAGTTGATTTAACAAAAAGCACAAAAAAAGACTCTCCAAAAGATACTGGAGAATTTAAAAGACATATTACTTATAAAAAAACTAGAGAAACATCTACAAGTGCAGTATATACATGGTATGTAAAAGATCCAGAATATAGATTAACGCATTTGATTGCCAAAGGTCATAGACATGTAGTAGGAAGTGGAAAAGGCAATAAAATACCTTTGGAAGTTGGTAGAATTGAGGGAAACTTCCCACTTGCAGAAGATGTTATAGAAGCGGAAAATAAATTTGTTAAAGGTGTAAAGGAGATAATTGAAAATGAATGTTGAAGAATGGTTTAAAAAAGGTACAGGCTTTAAAATAAAAAAATTAAGATATTTAAAACCGCCTAAAGTTCCATATTTTTTATATACAAATAAAGAAGAATACAGAGGAGCTGATCTTGTTATTAATATTGTTGAAAACAATATTACGATAGAAAGATATAGCAACACTAATTCTAAAAGCGATTTGAAAGATATAAATAAAGTTAATGATTTTCTAGATAAAAATAATTATGAATATGATACGCAAACAGAGTGGCTTAATTCTGAGGATTTATATGGTACTTTTTGGATTTTAAGTCCTATAGTAGAAAAAATAAGAAAGGAAGTAAAAAACTATGAGTAAAAGAACAAAGAAAACTATCACTTTGGGTAGTGGAAAATTGTATATTGTTGAATTTGATGGAGAAATTCCAAGCAACGAAGAAATTGAAAAAGAAGAAAATTTAATAGGTTATATACAAGGTGGAGCAGAGCTTGAATATAAGCCAGAATTTTACACAGCAGAAGATGACTTAGGAAAAGTTAAGAAAACAATTATTACTAAGGAAGAAGCAAAATTAAAATCTGGTGTAATGACATGGAATGGAGAAACTTTAAAGAAATTATCTGCAACAGGAAGAGTAGAAGAAGATAAAGAAAACGGAATAAGAACTGTTAAAATTGGTGGTATTGATAATAACGACAATAAAAATTATGTAATACATTTTGTACATGAAGACTCTGTAGATGGAGATGTTCGTGTTACTGTAGTTGGTAAAAATACTGCTGGTTATACTTTATCATTTGCTAAAGATAAAGAAACTGTAGTAGACGCTGAATTTGAAGCAATACCAAGTGATGACGAAGGAACATTAATTGTATATCAAGAAGAAATAGACAAAGAAGAAAAACAAGAAGAGCAAGCGTAAAAAATACTAGAAGAATGTTCTAGTGTTTTATAGATACTGGAAGATATATATAAAATCTTCCAGTATTATTTTTATATAAATAAAGGGAGGAATATAAATTATGTATGATATGACAAAATTTAGAACTAGATATTTTGATATTAAGTTAAAAACTGGGAAAATATTAAATGTAGAGCCACCAAAACTAAAAGTTTTGAAAAAAATAGCTGCTTTAAGTGCAGT